AATACTCATTGCCGCAAGATATATCCTAAGAATTTCTTAGAGACGAAACCCCGCACCTTTCTACTCAACATGGTTCTATCGAATCTACGTGACTACTTTCACGAGCGCCTCGCCCATCTAAAAAGAGATTGGAAAATTTTTCAATTCTCTGGATCCGACCCCCGCACCACTGCCCAAGTCCACGAAGACACTGATCTCGCCCGCCTTGAACAAAGCTACAAATTTGCTTTTTCAAACGACCAAACTGACGCCCTCTACAAATCAGAAGCCGCCACCATCGAGAACATCCTCGCCGAAAAATCTGCTAAACAAGACTTTCCTGCCGAATTCTTCCTCCCCTCCGACTTATCTCAGCTCCCCGGAAACCGCATCCCACCTACCGGCATAATTCCCCTCCCCTACGAATTCAAACGCACTCAAATTGTCACCGCTACCGCTGAAGTACCTGAAACTGGCTTTCAAGTTCACCCCCGAATCCAACGCCTCATCACAAATCAGTACCCAATCTACCAGCAGTACCTCGATAAATACGTTCGCCCGCTTGGCACCACCGACGCCACCGTCAGTGACTTTTTCAAGCCCCAAACGCCCTCCGCCCCGATCGACCCCGTCCGCAAAGAGACTATCATGACCCACATCATGAAGAAACTCGCTGTCACTCCCTATCTGCCCGTCCATTTCGTTGACTCCCTCTACGATAAGACCCCCCTGCACACCGGAACTGGCTATCACAACCGACGCTCATTCACGATCAACGCCCACGCCGTTTTCTCTCATCCCAAGGAATACGAAAAGAAGCCCACCTCAAAAGGTTATTACATTAATGCCTTTCTGGAATCCGCCCGCTCCCTGATTCATTACATCAAACAAACTGGCTACCCATTCCGCTACACCCCTTCTAATCTACACGACTCCCTTCGTCGCTTCTTCCTAGAACGCCCAACCACCCTATATACTCGTAATCATATCTCCGAACGAGATGGTAACCTTAAACAAAGGCCCGTCTACGCCGTCGATGATCTGTTTATCCGCCTCGAATCAATGCTTACGTTCCCCGCACACGTACTCGCCCGCAAGATCGAATGCTGCATAATGTATGGCTATGAAACCCTCCGTGGTTCAAACTGCCGTCTAGACCGCATCGCTCAAGCTTACAAGTCCTTCTTTACGATTGACTGGTCCGCTTTTGACCAACGCATGCCCCGCATCATTACTGACATCTTTTGGACCGATTTCCTCGAACGCCTCATTGTCACCTCACATGGATACCAGCCAACTTACGACTATCCCTCCTACCCGGATCTCACACCCAAGAAGATGTTCCAACGTCTTTCTGGAATGCTCCACTTTCTCCACACCTGGTACAATAACATGGTATACATCACAGCCGATGGATATGCCTATGCCCGCTCCCGCGCTGGCGTCCCCTCCGGACTATTGAACACCCAATACCTCGATTCATTCTGTAATCTTTTCCTGATTATTGATGGACTCCTCGAGTATGGATGTACCGAACTAGAGATAGATGACATTCTCCTATTCATCATGGGTGATGACAACTCCGCCTTTACTCACTGGCCGCTGACCCGCCTGTCTGCATTCATCATTTTCTTTGAAGACTACGCCCTCCGTCGATATGGAATGGTTCTTTCTAAAACCAAATCCGTAATTACCGACATCCGTGGACGCATTGAAACACTCTCTTACCAATGCAACTATGGCCTGCCCCTCCGCCCAATAGGTAAACTCGTCGCTCAACTCTGCTACCCAGAGCGTGGCCCAAGACCGAAATACACGTCCGCACGTGCTATCGGAATCGCCTACGCTGCTTGTGGTATGGATACCCGCTTTCACAATTTGTGTCGCGATATCTACTATGAGTTCCTCGATGACGCTGCCGACCCAGAAGACCCTGACGTCGTAGCTAACGTACAGAAACACCTTCCCGGTGTTCTACGCGTTGACGAAACCTTCGCACAGACGATCAATCTGACCTACTTCCCATCAATCTATGAAGTACGCGCTCACGTCTCCCGATGGCAAGGACCACTACCTTTCCAGCCCAAATGGAATTTGGCCCATTTCGTTAATCAACCC